GTTTTGATTCGACCGCGCACCCCTCGCACAAACTTGAATCTTTGCCTGCGCTTTGCCTGCGAGCGCGAAGCCGCTACACTAGCCGCATGGCTAAAAATCTGATCAGTCGCGTCGAACTGGCGCGCCGAGCCGGGGTCGCCCCGTCAAGCGTAACGAAGGCATGCGCCGGCCCGCTTAAACACTGCTGCACCGGGAAGCGCGTCGACGCCAATCATCCGGACGTTATCGCGTACATTGAAAGGCGCGAGCGGGCAACACGCGAGCCGGAACTGCAAGGCATCGATCCGCTGTACGAGGAGGCGGTCGAGATCCTGCGGGACCACAAGCGGCCGACCGCGAACGCCCTACGCAAACCGCTGAACATCGGGGACAAGCGAGCGAAAGCGCTGTTCCAGCTGATCGACGCGGCGGGGGTCCTGAACCAGCCGCCCCCGGATCCTGAACCCGTGGCCACGACGCCAGCGCCGAGCAAGCCGCGAGGATGGGCGGCCCGGCGAGAGACCAAAAAGCGCGGCGCCCCGATCCCCCAGGACGATCAGATTTTTGCCGTCCCCGAGGACATCCAGGCATTCGCCGACATGACGCTGCGCGAGCTGGTCGAGAAATTCGGGACCGACATCCGGTTCCTTGACTGGTTGAAAGCGACCAAGTCGATCGAGGACATCAACGAGAAACGACTGAAAAACGCGGAGACGAAAGGCGAGCTCGTCAGCCGTAAACTGGTCAAGCATGGGATCCTCGACCCGATCGAATCGGCGCATGTCAAACTGCTGACCGACGGGTCGAAAACGATCGCCAGGCGAGCGACGGCGATGCACGGATCCGGCCGCGACATGGAGGACATCGAGAAATTCGTCGCCGAGCAGATCACGTCGTTCCTGCGTCCGATGAAAGCCAAGATCGCAAGGACCCTGAAAAATGCCTAACCTGCAGGACATCGGCGCCGACTGGATCCTCGCCGAGATCGAGGGGCTGACCGACGAGGTCGTCCACGTCACGCCGACCGCCTACAACGAGGAGCACCGCTATCTGCCGGAGAGCGTGACCTCGATCCCCGGTTATCTCCGCTACGACGTGAACCCGTTCATGCGCGAGATCGTCGACTGCTTTGACATCGACAGCCCGGTCCGCGAAGTCAATCTGAAAAAGGGCGTGCAGATCACGTACACGACTGCGCTCGAATCGGGGATCCTGTATTTCGCCGGACACGTCGGGACCCTGCCGATGATGTTTATGACGGCCGACCGCGAGCTCGCGAAAGCGCGGATCGAGAACAACCTGATCCCGATGTTCAATCAGTCCGGGATGTCCGACCTGATCCGATCGAGCGACGAGGGCAACACGCGGAAAACCGGCAAGACTGCCAATCATCTGCAGTTCGCGAAAGGCGCGTACCTCGTCCCGTTCGGCGCGAGGAGCGCGGACAAGATGCGGAGCTATTCGATCGCGGTCCTGCTGAAAGACGAGATCGATGCCTGGCCGGCCGTGGTCGGCAAGGACGGCGACCCGGACGCATTGAGCGACGACCGCTGCTCGGCCTATTGGGAGCGGCGGAAAATTTTCCGGGGCTCGACGCCCCTGCTGTTACCCGCCAGCAAAATCGAGGCGCAATACCGCCGAGGCGATCAGCGCAAATACATGGTCCTTTGCAAGTCGTGCGGGTATCCGCAGAACCTGCGATGGGAGACCGTGGACAAGGAGAGCGGCATCGTCGGCGGGTTCCGATGGGAGACCGAGGGCGACTCGCTGATCCTTGAGTCCGTCCGCTACTGCTGCCAGAAATGCGGGCATGAACACTACGAGCACGACAAGGAACGGCTATTCAGCGAGGACCACGGCGCGCACTGGATGCCGACGGCGCGCCCTGCAGAGCCTGGGATCCGGTCCTACCATCTGCCGGCCATGTACTCGCCGATCGGCATGCAGCCGTGGTACAAGTGCGTCAGCGCCTACCTGCGCGGATTCGACCCGGTTGAGCGAAAGGTCCGGGACATCGGCAAATATCAGGTTTTCTACAACAACATTCTGGCCGAGCCGTTCGAGGTCATGGGCTCGAAAGTCCGGTTCACCAGCGTGTCGGCGCATCGCCGGCCGGTTTACCGCTGCGGCCAGATCCCGAACCAGTACGCCGCGCAGTATTCCGGCTCGCGGATCCTGTTCCTGACCTGTCAGGTCGACGTTCAGAAATCGAACCTCGCCGTCGCTGTCATGGGCTGGACCCGCGACCTGCGCTGCTACGTGGTCGACTATTGGCGGTTTGAGGATAGCGACTGCAGCGAGATCAGCTCCTCGGCCTGGGGGCGTCTGCGCGAACTGATCGAGGAGGCGGTCTATACGGCCGACGATGGCAAGCAGTACCGGATCGCGATCACGCTGGTCGATGCCGGTTACGCGAACGACACCGTGACCACGTTCTGCGCGGACTACGCCGCCGGCGTGTACCCGATCCTCGGCCGGGACCGGGCTGCAAAGAATCAGCGGATTCAGGAGTTCGCCGAGTTCAAAACGCAATCGGGGACGATCGGGTACAGGATCCTCGTCGACCACTACAAGGACCGATTGGCCACCGTGCTGCGCCGGGACTGGACCGAGGACTCGGGCGAGCAGAGCCCTTACCATTTCAATGCGCCTGTCGATCTGACCGACGCAGCGCTAAAGGAACTGACCGTCGAGACCCGGCGCGAAAAAGATGACGGGCGCGGTAACGTGACGTATTTCTGGTACAGACCAGGCAACGCCCGACAGGAGCTCTGGGATCTGCTCGGGTACGGGCACGCAGCGGTCGAGATCATGGCGTACTCGATCTGCATCCAGCATTTCGAGCTCGAAACGATCGACTGGCCTCGGTTCTGGGATTACGTCGAGACCGAGAAACTTTACTTTACAGAGCCGCGCGCATAATCTAACGGCTAGCGAACCCATCAAAAGGACAGCCCCGACATGGCCGACCGTCAATTCTGGCTCGACCGGATCGAGAAAACGAAGCAGCTGATCATCGCCTGGGAGGACGCAGAGCTTGCGCTCTCTGCTGGCGGCGTTCAGTCGTATACGCTCGACACCGGACAGACCCGTCAGACCGTCACGAAAGCCGACCTCGGGACAATCCGCAACACGATCGACGGCCTGATGAACCGCCTCGTCACGTTAGAGGCGCGCATCAACGGCAGCGGCGTGGTCAACGTGAGGCCGGCATGGTAGACAAACCGAGCATCCTGCAGCGGGTAGTGAATCGCGTCTGGTACGCCACGCACCCGACCGCCCAGATCGAGACCGACGTCGGATCGCAGACGACGGCCGTCGACGACTTGGCGCCGTTCGCGTACATGAACAACGTCAGCCCCGCGCCCGTTGTCAATTCGTGGATGGACGGCGAGAAATTTTTCGGCGGGTTCGGACCGACCGAGCTGCAGACCGTCGATTACTGGACACTGCGCCAGCGGTCCGCCCAGCTGTTCAATGAAAATCTATATGCGCGCGGTCTGATCCGGCGCCTGATCACGAACGAAATAAACACCGGACTAACGCCCGAGGCGGCGCCCGACGAGGAGATCATCGGCGTCCCCGAGGACAGTCTGAACGACTGGTCGGAGCTGACCGAGAACCGTTTCAATATCTGGGGCAAGCAGCCCGACGTCTGCGACTTTCAGAAACGCCACACGTTCGGAGCCATCCAACGGGCGGCCCGAGCCGAGGCGCTGATCGCGGGCGACGTTCTGGTCGTCCTGCGGACGTCTCCGCGTACCCGGATGCCGACCGTCCAGCTGATCCCGGGCGACAAGGTCCGGACCCCGCTCGGGGGGAACGAGGGGCTGCGCCCGGGCCACACGATTACATGGGGCGTCGAGCAGGATCCGCGCGGCCGTGTCGTCGCGCACTGGATCACCCAGGCAGACGGCAGCAGTAAGCGCCTGCCGGCGTTCGGCTCGCGCTCTGGCCGGCGGATCTCGTGGCTCGTGTACGGCACCGACAAGCGCCTCGACGACGTTCGCGGGCAGCCGCTCCTGTCTCTGGTCATGCAATCGCTGAAAGAGATCGACCGCTACCGCGACAGCGCCCAGCGCAAAGCCGTGGTCAACTCGATCCTGGCGATGTATATCAAGAAAACCGAGAACAAGCCGGGCACGCTGCCCGTCTCGAATGGCGCCGTCCGCCGTGACACCGCGCAGACCACCGACGGCGACGGGACGAAACGCGAGTTCAACCTCGCGAACCAGATCCCGGGCGTCGTCATGGAGGAGCTGCAGCAGGGCGAGGAGCCGGTCGGGTTCCATAGTCAAGGGACCGACGTCAATTTCGGCGAGTTCGAGGAGGCCATCGTTCAAGCCGTGGCCTGGGCGAACGAGGTCCCGCCGGAGATCCTGCGGCTTGCGTTCTCGAATAACTATTCCGCCAGCCAGGCAGCGATCAACGAATTCAAAATCTATTTGAATAAGATCTGGGCCGACTTTGGCGAGACGTTCTGCACGCCGATCTATATCGAGTGGCTGATCAGCGAAGCGCTGCAGCAAAAGATCCGATCGCCCGGCATGCTCGACGCGTGGCGGGATCCGCAGCGGTATGACATTTTCGGCGCGTGGACGACCGTCGACTGGTACGGCTCGATCAAGCCGTCGACCGACATGCTGAAACAGGTCAAAGGCTCGGACCTGCTGGTCGCTGGCGGGTATTCAACCCGGGCCCGCGAGTCGCGGATCACGACCGGGACCAAGTTCAGCAAGAACGTCAAACGATTGAAGCGCGAGAACCAGCTGCTCGCCGAGGCCGTCCGGCCGACGCTTGAGCTCGAACGGGAATTCGGCAGCGACGCGGCGAACGCGATCAGCGCGCTGAAAGAGGGGACCGACTCGGTCGTTTCACTTGTCGAGGATCTGCAAGATGGCAGCTCGTAGCGTTTTTAATATCCGGGACGATGCCCCGGCTGCGATCGGGCTCGGCCTGCTGAAAAACGTCCGACCTTTCGACGTTTTCGGAGTTCGGTCCGGCCTGACGGCAGACGTCGAGGAGGATATAAGCCGCCTGGCCGCTGCAGTCATACCGCTGCCAAGCAACGCCGGCCAGCAGCTGGAAGTCGTCAGCACCGACCCGACCGACACGCAGCTGATTGAGTTCGAGACATTGGGCCCGGGGGCCGTAAACCTGCCCCGGTTCCGCGTAAACCTTAACGGCACGACCCCCGTCCTGCTGCCCGAGGCGCTGGTCTCCCGGATCAACGAGGTCGAGAACGTCGACCTGACGCCATTCCTCGGAACCGTGAACATACAGGCGCAGGGCGGCGGGACCATTTTCGGGCTGATGCGGCCGCAAGACCAGCAGATGAACCAAGCGATGTTCACGGTCAGATCCGATAAAAAGTGGCTGATCAAAAAACTGATCGGAACACTGCAGCGATCGACCGGGACCGAGAACGACGTGACGCTGTCGATCCTGTTCAAACAGTTCGACGGGACCGCTTGGCGGCGCCCGTTTTCGTTCGGCCTGCAGCGTAGCGGGTCGTCGAGTATCGCGTTCGATAACAGTTACCCGAACGTCACGGACGGGCCGGTCGACATCAAGATGACCGCACGGTCAACCGTAGCGGGCGCGACGGCGTCGGCGTGGATCAATGGGCTTTTACTTTGACTTACAAAAACGCCGCGCCTACGATAGCGGATAACTAGGGGGATTTTGATATGTGGCTACTAGAGCCGGAAGTCCGCGCGAGACTTGAGGCGGCGCTGAATTCAGGCGCAGCCCCGACTGCTGAACAGCAGGCCGAATACGAGGCGCGCTTTTTCGAGGACGACGGCAGCGGATCGAGTCGAGGGTCGCGGATCCTGTCGACCGCTGGCCGTTCCGCCGAGATCCAGATCGCCGGCGTAATGACCAAAAAGCCGGACTTTTTGGCGATGCTGTTCGGCGGCGGGAACACGACATACCCGCAGATTATCGACGCGATCGCGCAGGCCGAGGCGAACGCCGAGGTCGACGACATCACGCTCGCGATCGACAGTCCGGGCGGCGCGTTCGACGGCCTGTTCGATGCGCTGGCGGCTATCGAGGCCGCGAAAAAGCCGATCACCGCCGTGATCTCTGGCGTCGGCGCGTCGGCAGCGTATGCGATGGCCAGCCAGGCGAACGAGATCGTCGCCACGAACCGGGCGAGCCGGATCGGCAGCATCGGCGTCGCCGCAGAATTCAGGGTCCGCGAGGACTCGGTCACAATCACCAGCACCAACGCCCCGCGAAAGCGGCCAGACGTCCAGACGGACGAGGGCAAAGCGATGGTCGTGGAAGAACTGGACGCGATGCACGACCTTTTCGTCGATGCCATTGCCAAGGGCCGGGGCGTCACGCCCTCGGAAGTGAACGCCAGTTTCGGACAGGGCGCAACCTACCTTGCCGACAAGGCTATGAAACGTGGTATGATCGACCGCATAGGCGCTGCACCGGCGCTGAAAGTGGTCGGGAGTGCCGACACAACCACCGCCCGCAGCGGCGGGAATCAACCGGAGGCCGGATCAATGGACCTTAACGAACTAAAGGCCAAGCATCCCGACGTCTACGCGGCGGCGATGCAGGAAGGCGTAAGCCAGGAGCGTGACCGCGTGGTCGCTCACCTGAACATGGGCACACAAGCGGGCATCATGGACACCGCTGTCGCAGCTATCAAGGACGGCCAGGGCATGACCATGACCCTGCAGTCCGAGTACATGGCTGCGGCGATGAACAAGCGGGACACTGACAAGCGCGTCGCGGATGACACCGAGACGGCTGCTGCAGACGGCGCCGCTGCCACCACAACCCAGGAGGACGAGCAGACCCGCGACGCGAAAGCAGAGCAGGGGATCTGGGCGTTCGCAATGGACCGCTGCGGCGTAGAAATGGGGGGCGCTTCCAATGCCTAACATCGAGATCACCACCAACGAAACGAACGGGATCCGCATCTGGGAGCCCGTTCACAAGGACGATCTGATCACGTTTGCCGGCGCCGCGACCTTGCTGCCCGGCACTATCCTGGCGCGCGATTCCGCATCGCTTGAGCTGGTTCCGTTCGTGAAAGGCGGCGTGACCAACGAGAACGGCATCCCGAAAGCGGTCCTCGGTTACGAGCTCACCGCAGCCGGCGCCGGAACGCTGTCAGCTCGTCCTATCGTGGGCGGTCGCATCCGTGCGGCTGACCTTGTAATCGATGCCGACGGCGACGCGACAAACGTCGACGCAGCGGTTCTCGATCAGCTCCGGGACTTCGGGCTCGTCGCCCTGACGACCGCGCAGCTGTCAAACTTCGACAACCAGTAAGGGGTCCAGATCATGGCCGTTGAATTAAAGCGCGAAGGCTGGATCCAGCTATTCAGCCAGATGCGGAGCCCGAATGGGTTCCTGTCTCGTTTCTTCACTATCAAGCCGGGCGGTATCTATAACGGCGACAAAGTGGCGATCGACATCCAGCGATTCGGCGAGGACGTCGCGATCGCAATCAAAAAGGCGACCGGGCCGAATCTGAACGATTTCGACCGGTTCACGACCAAGGAATTCACCCCGCCAGCATACGGCGAGGCGTTTCCGCTGGACGTGAACGACCTGCTGAACCGCATGGCAGGCGTCGACCCGTATACCGCCGCGTATACCGAGTACGCCGGCCAGCTGGTCGCCATGATGGCGCAGGGTTTTACCCTGATCGACGACAAGATCAAGCGCGCCGTTGAACTGCAGGCCGCGCAGATCCTGCTGACCGGTCAGCTGACCCTGACCGACGAGAACGGGAACACCGTTTACGAGCTGGATTTCAAGCCGAAAGCGACCCATTTCCCGACCGTCTCGACCTCGTGGTCTGACGCGGGCGCGACCCCGTTGGCCGATCTGGAATCGCTGGCGAAAGTCATCCGATCCGACGGCAAAGTGAACCCGGACATTTTGATCATGGGCGAAACCGCCCTGTCGAATTTCCTGGCGAACGACGAGGTCAAGGCGCAGGCGGATAACCGTCGTTACGAGGTCGCGGACATCATGCCCGAGTTCGCCGATTCTGGCGCGACTATGTACGGCTTTTACTGGATCGGGAACTACCGTTTCAGCGTATGGTCGTATCCGGACACCTACGACGACCCCGCGACCGGCAACCCGACCGAGTACATCGACCCCGATAAGGTCGTCATGCTCTCAAGTCGGACCCGCCTCGACATGACCAGCGCACGCGTTCCGCTGCCTTTGGGCCCGGATCCCCGTGTCGCAGGTCTGCTGCCTGGCCGTCTGACCAGTCGCGCCGCCGGCGGTAACTTCGACGTTACTCCGAACGTGTACGCGACGCCGAACGGCAAACAGATCATGGGCGAGCTCGAAAGTCGTCCGCTGCTGATCCCGGTCCAGATCGACGGGTACGGCTGCCTCGATACGCAGATCTAATCGCAGGCAGAAAGGGAAAACCGTCCTCGATAGCGGGGGCGGTTTTTTAGAATAGCCAAAATGGGGCGACAGTCATGCCAAGCAATAAAGACCTAATCAACGAAGCGAACAACCTGGCCGACGAGCTGGGCCTCGCGGTCCAAACCGACGGCCTGAAAAACGACGGTCTGGTCGATCTCGTATCGGATCTGCGCGCAAAGAAACGCGACGCAGAGCTCGAAACGCAGGCCGACAACGAGCCGAAATCTCCGAACCCCGACGACGTCGAGGGCCCCGAGCAGGATCCCGAGCAGTCCGGCCCCGTCGTGGCGGATGGCCGCAGCGTGGTCACAAAGCGCGGCGTGATCGGTCCCGGTCAAAGCATTCGCGCGTCCGACTTGTCCGGCGGCGCAGAGTCCCTGCAGAAACTGATCAAAAACGGCGCGGTAAAAGGCTGACATGGGCCTGCGTCAACAAGCCGAGGCCGATCTGGCGTTCATCCTTGAGGATGACGTCGGCGGTTTCGGTTATTCCATCACCCTGACGGATCCGTCGGGGCTTACCGATACGTTTACCGGTTTTTCCGACGACATCGCGCAGGTCATCGACCCCGATACGGGAACAGCGGTAAGCGGTCGCTTGGCGTCCGTAGCGCTTAGAATTTCCAGCCTGTACGCCGCCGGCTTTAAACTCCCGAAAGGCATCGCCGACACTGGCTCGAAGCCGTGGACAGTCGCGTTCAACGACATCAACGGCCTGCCCTACACGTTCAAAATCAGCGAATCGAACCCTGACAGAGCAGCCGGCATCGTGGTCTGCTTGTTGGAGGCCTACCGATGATTAGCGAACTGATCGACAAGCAGGACAGTTTCGAGATCGTCCGGGACCAGATCGCCGCGATTCTGGCGACCGAGATCGCAAACCAGCAAGCGCTCGCAACCGCCGCCGGAAAGGATCCGGATCTCTGGAAACTCCGCGTATTCACCGAGCGGTCGAACCCGTGGGAACAGTTTCAGGGCGTCGAGGATGGCGAGGCGATCGACGAGAGCCCGCTGGTCAATATCTGGTACGACAACAGCAATTTCGACGGCGGCGCCAGCAATATACTGGAACGCCAGAAAACCGAGGCCGTGTTCAATATCGACTGCTATGGCTACGGCCGCAGCGAGAACGTCGTCGGGGGCGGCCACAAGGCAGGAGACGAGGAGGCGGCTTTCGCGGTTCAGCGGGCCCTGCGCCTCGTCCGTAACATCCTGATGGCGGCCGAGTACACTTACCTCGGGCTGCAGGGTCTGGTCTGGAAACGCTGGCCGCAGTCGGTCACGATATACCAGCCGCAGATCGACAGCCGAACGGTTCAGCAGATAGTCGCATCGCGGCTCGCTTTTAGGGTAACATTCAATGAGTTCTCGCCGCAGGTTCAGCCCGTGACGCTTGAGCTCGTGACGACGGACGTACTGCGGACCGAGGACGGCGAGATCGTCGTCGAAGCAGATTACGACTACACTACGCCATAAAGGGGACACGATCATGGCTATCAGTTCAGCAGTTGACGCGTCGGCAGTCGCCCGCGTCCTCGGTATAAAAACAGCGTTCAAAGATCTGCGCGGGGGCAGCGTTCTGTTCTTGCCGCAGCGGATCGCGCTCGTCGGCCAGGGCAACACGGCGGCCGTTTACGATACGACAAAATTCCAGATCACCAGCGCCAGCCAGGCCGGCAACCGCTACGGGTTCGGGTCTCCGATCCATCTGGCGGCCCGTAAACTGCTGCCCGTAAACGGCGACGGCGTGGGGACCATCCCCGTGACCGTGTACCCGTTGGAGGATGACGCGAGCGGCGTGGCAGCCAGTGGCACGATTACGCCCGTCGACGACGCAACCCAGGCCGGCGCGTACATTATCCGGATCAGTGAGATCGACTCCGAGGAGTTCGTGATCGACACCGACGACACGGTCGCGGACATCACCGCAAAGATCACGGCCGCGATCAATGCCGTCCTTGAAATGCCGGTAATCGCAACCGACAACACGACCGACGTCGGCATCGCGGCAAAGTGGGCCGGCGAGAGCTCGAACGCCATCGTCGTCGAGGCCATCACGCCCAGCACCGGCGCCGCGACGATTACCATCGTGCAGCCGACTGGCGGCCTCGTGAATCCGGACGTGCAGCCCGCGCTCGATCAGGTCGGCGATGTCTGGGAAACGATGTTCCTGAACTGCCTGAACTACGACGACACGACTGCGCTCGATGCGTTCTCGGTATTCGGCGAGGGCCGCTGGGGCGCGCTGACCCGCAAACCGATGGTCGCTTTCGTGGGCAACACCGAGGCAACCGTCGCCAATGCGATCAGCGTATCCGACACGCGCAAGACTGACCGCACGAACGCCCAGCTCGTCGCGCCCGGATCCAATGAGCTGCCGCTCGTTGTCGCCGCTCGCCAGCTGGCACGGATCGCGCCAGTCGCAAACAACAACCCGCCCCGGGACTATGGCAGCCAGGATGCAACCGGTATCGAGCCGGGCACCGATGGCGAGCAGTGGACCTATCCGCAGCGCGACCAGGCAGTCAAGGGCGGGAGCTCGACGATCGAAGTCCGCGACGGCGTGATCAACATCGCCGACGTCGTGACGTTTTACCATCCGACCGGCGACCCGATCCCGGCGTACCGGTTCGTCGTCGACATCGTCAAGCTGCAGAACATCATTTTCAACATGAATCTGATTTTCGCGACTCCTGAATGGGATGGCGCTCCGCTGATCCCGGACAACCAGCCGACGATCAATCGCGACGCGAAAAAGCCGAAAATGGCGGTCGCTGCGGTCTCTGCACTGATCGACAGCCTGGGCCTGAACGCTATTATCAGCGCCCCGGAAGTGGCCAAAGCGAACACGCAGGCCGCGATCAACGAGCAGAACCCGAAACGGCTCGACGTCACCACGACGCTGCAGCTGTCGGGCAACACGAACATCATTTCCGTGGACCTGAATTTCGGGTTCTACTTTGGCCAGCCGCAAGTCGTGGCGTAATTAAGGGGACAGGACTATGCCAGCCATAGGCGGATCCATTGAATCAGTATCATTAGACGGTCGGAATTTCGGCGTCGCGGCGGATGCCGAGGCGCAGCGAAAACTCGGCGGCTTTGAAAACGAGGTAATGGCGAACGGCGACGGAAACGCGCGGCTGATTAAAACGCGCGTCCCGATGTCGATCGCTGGCCTGACGGTCGAAGTCGACGACGATCGAGGCGATCACGAGTTCCTGCAGGAGCTCTCGAACCGGAACGATTTCTGGCCGATCGCTATTACCTACGCGTCCGGCAAGACCTACCAGGGGCGCGGTCAGATCTCTGGCGAGCTGCAGGTCAGCAGCCAGAACGCGACCGCCGCTTTCGATCTGTCCGGTCCGGGCATCCTGACCGTCCAGTAACGGGCACGAAATAGGGCGCAAACGTCGCGCGGATGCCCTATTCCCACGCCCGGCCGTGGCCGGGGCGCGGCGACCTTTTAAGAAATAGGGCGATTACCATGACAGAACCAAAAATCAGCAAGGAAATGGCCGAGCAGGAGTTCGACCGTTTTCTCGAAGCGATGGACATCGAGGCGGATCCCGTCGACATGGACGAGGACGACAAAAAGGGGTTCGAGCAGCAGAAATCGAAACTCGTGTCGACCATCATGTCCGGCAGCGTGGTCATCGATGACGACGGCCAGCCGATATTCACGCCGAAACGTAGCGGCGGCGATCCGATCACGTTCTACGAACCGACCGGCGCGTCGCTGATGGCGATGGACCGCAAGAAAAAAGCCGAGGACATCGGCAAGCTATACGCGACGATGGCGGACATGACAAAGCAGCCGGCGAAGCGATTCGCGAACATGAAATACGCGGACCTAAAAGTCTGCATCGCGATCACTACGCTTTTTTTGGGATAGTCCGCACGCCGCTGGTCAGACATGGAGAGGACCGCACGATCGAGAACGGCGAACACCGGCTCGCTGCGGTCTACTCTGAAATGATGCGCCAGATCTGCAGGGATTACGCGGGACTACCAGATGCACGGACGCTGACCCTTTCCGAGATCCGATTTTTCTATGAGGGGATCCGAGGGGAGCTGCAGCACCACACGAAACCGAGGGGGTAAGGCATGGCCGGCCGTTTTTCAGTCGAGGCAGTATTCAAAGCGGTCGACCGTATTACGGCCCCCATGAACCGCATGCAGAACCGGGTCGGGAAATTTACCCGAGCCATGACGCGCGGGCTCCGCAAGGCGAACCGGGTCGTCGGGAAACTGGTCGGGGGGATGGCGCGCGGCGTCAAAACTGTGGCCAAGTTCGGCGGCGCGGTCCTCGGCTTGGGGGCTGCTGCGACCGTCAGCGCAATGAACCGGGCGGCGGATGCAGCGGACGCCCTGGCCAAACAATCCAGGCGGCTCGATTTTCCGATCGAGGACCTGCAGGAATGGAAATTCGTCGCCGAGCAATCCGGCGTCAGTACGGAACTGCTCGACAATTCGCTCGGCGCGTTCTCGAAACGTCTCGGCGAGGCTGCTGGCGGGACCGGCCCGCTCGTGACCGGCCTGAAAAACATCAACCCCGAATTACTGAAACAGCTGCAGAGCGCCGACAGCATATCGGACGCGTTCGCGCTGTACGTCGATGCGATGCGGAACGCCGAGAGCGCGACCGAACGGGCCGCACTGGCGAACGCCGCATTCAGCCGCGCGGGTCTCAAACTGGCCAACATATCCGACAACAGCGCCGAGTCGATCAAGGGGCTGCGCGAGGAACAGCGCCAGAACGGAAACATCACAATGGAACAGGCGGTCGCGGCCGAGGCCTATAACGACGCCGTCAACGCCCTGAAAAAGTCCATCACCGGCCTGATTCAGCAGGTCCTGCTGCCGATGGCGCCAGCGATCACCAAAAACCTGCGCCAGTGGCGCGAGTGGATCGTCGCGAACAAAGAGCTGATCCGGACAAAGATCACCGAATTCGCCCGCAACCTATGGGACCGGATCAAAGCGCTGACGACCGCCGTCGTCGAATTCAATGAAAAGTACAACCTGGCCGAATTGCTCGGCAGCGGGCTGGACATGCTCGGGCGGTTCGCGACGTTCCTCGAAAAGAATGGCGGCCTGATCCTGAAACTCGTCGGCGGCGTGGTCGCCCTGTCTGCGGTCCTGCAGACCCTGTCGGTCGTCATGGCAGCCGTCAATCTGGTCATGGCAGCGAACCCCATCACGTGGATCATTCTCGGCATCGTGGCGCTTATAGCGGCGATCGCGGCAGCCGTGATCTATTGGGACGAGATCAAAGCAGCGATCCAGCGGTTCGGCGCGGCCATCATGGACGAGGTCGCCCCGGCGATCGAGTGGCTGAAAGGCGCGGCGGATCTCGTGACCGAGGCATGGTCGAGCGTCGGCGACTTTTTCTCGGAGCTCTGGGGCGGCGTGACGGACACGTTCAAGGAATCGCTGGACGTGATCACCGGGATCGCGGACAAGGTCAAGAACATCGCGGGCGGCATGGTCGACAAGATCAGCAGCATCGGTTCGGGCGTCGCGGACTTTTTCGGCTTTGGAGACGACGAGGAGGACGCAGCAGCGCCTCGCGGCGGTCCGGGCGGCCAGATGGTCAGCCCGCAGGAAAGGGTCGCCAGGAGCGTCGAGGAGAGCCGTTCTACGTCCACGTCCGAGGTCACGATCCGAGACGAGACTGGCCGCGCGGAAGTGACCAGCGGTAGAATGGGCCCAGGGCTTAAACTTCAACCGTCGGGGGCTTTCTGATGGCATGGAACGACAGAATCCGGGAGGCGGCCTATACGTCCCCGAGCGGCGAGCGGATCCGGTTCGATTACGAGGACGTCCGCCGCGAGTTCGACAAGAAAACGACCGGTTTCGATTTTCCGGACGCCGACGGAACCTATGTTCAGGACCTGGGAAACACCGGCCGCCGCTATCCGCTGCGGCTGTTCTTTTGGGGCGCGGACTACGACCTGCAGACCGAGCAGTTCGAGAACCTGCTGGCGGAGCGTGGTCAGGGCCGACTCGAACATCCGATTTATGGCACGGTCGACGTTGTTCCGTTCGGGACGATCACACGCCGGGACGATCTGAAAACGGCCGCGAACCAAGCGGTCGTCGAGGTCACATTCTGGGAAACGATCGGGCTCGTCTACCCGACCCGCCAATCTGACCCGGCGAGCCAAGTCCGCCAAGCGATAGAAAGCTATAACGCCGCAGCGGCCGAGGATTTTGCCGACGGCGTATCGATCGAGACGGCCGCGCAACGCGTCACGCTGCTGAACCGATACGAGTCGCTGATCGGGTCGGTCGAGTCTGGCCTGCAGGCCGTGGCGGACGTTCAGGAGGATGTCAGAAAGCAATTCAACGCCATAAACGACTCGATCAATCAGGGCATCGACACGCTAATCGGCAAACCGCTGGATCTGGCGTTTCAGACCTCCCTGCTGATACAGGCACCGGCCCGGGCGGCGGCGTCGATCGGCGACCGCCTGCAGGCCTATCGGAGTTTGTCCGACTCGATCATATCCGGAGACGGCGCCAGCGTGGCCAACGATACGCGGGCGAACCGTGTGAATGAGTTCAAGGCGTTCGATCTGACCTCGTCAGGGGCCGTCACGGGCTCGATCGTGTCCGTCGTCAACAACCAGTTCAGCCGAAAAACGACCGCCCTGCAGGCCGCCGAGGACATTCTCGCGCAATTTGACGCGGTCAACAGCTGGAAGGATGACAACCTCGTCGATCTGGACCTGATCGACACCGGCGGCGCTTACCAGCGGCTGCAGGAGGCGGTCGCACTGACGGCCGGTTTCCTTGTCGAGATCTCGTTCACGCTCAAACAGGAACGCCGGATCGTACTCGATCGGGCCCGGACGATTATCGACCTGTCGGCCGAGCTGTACGGCCGGATCGACGAGGAGCTCGATTTTCTGATTCAGTCGAACAACCTGACCGGATCGGAAATTCTGGAACTGCCGAGGGGTCGAGAAATTGTCTATTACGTCTAAAGTCTTACAGGGCGACACGTTCGCCAGCATCGCGCGTCGGGTCTACGGGACCGAGGCGGAGGCGAGCCGGATCCGCCGGGCTAACCCGGGCGTTTCTGAACCCCTTGTAACTGGCGCGGAAATCGTAACTCCGGCAGCGCCAGATGCGCCCCGAGACCGCCCCCAGGAGATCCCCGCGCAGACCGAGAACGAGGTCGCGCTGCTGGTCGATGGCGAGCGGTTTCGGTTCTGGGATAGCGTCCGCGTGACTCGTTCGATCGATGCGATGGACACCGTGGAATTCGGCGGCCCGTTCGATTCGACCGCCCCGGGCATGCGCGAGACGTTCCGCCCGTTCAGTTACAAGGCGCTAGACATCAAGGTCGGGGGCGACCAGCTGTTCGCCGGGACGATGGTCGCGGTCGACCCGGTCATCGCGAACGAGAGCATTACGATCGCCGCCAGCGGGTACTCGCTGCCCGGCGTCCTGAACGATTGCACGCCGCCGCCGTCCTCGTTCCCGCTCGAATTTAACGGGCAGGACCTGCGCGGTATAGCGGCGTCGATCGCGGGCGACTTTGGCCTGGCGGTCGAATTTCCGGACGGCCCGGGCCCGGCTTTCGAGCGCGTGGCCTGCGACCCGGGGAAAAAGGCGCTCGCGTTTCTGATCGAGCTAGCGCAGCAGCGGAACCTGATCGTCACTAATACGGCCGCCGGCGCGCTCGTATTTTTCCGTCCCGCACCGGTCGGGATTCCGGTCGCGAAACTCCGGCAGGGCGAGAGCCCGGTTCTGTCCGTCACGCCGATGTTCAGCCCGCAGCAGTATCACAGCCATATCACGGGGATCGAGCCCGTGGTCGTCGGCCTGGCCGGGTCGCAGTTCACTGTCAAGAACCCGCGCCTGCAGGGGGTCGTTCGGCCGATAACATTCACCGCGCAGGACGTCGAGGGCGGCGACATAGCCGCTGCAGTCGAGGCGAAAGCGTCGCGGATGTTCGGCTCGATGGCGTCCTACGCGGTCCGGGTCTCGACCTGGCGAGACGCGAACGGGCAGCTCTGGGCCCCCGACACGACCGTGACGCTCGAAGCGCCGGACGCGATGGTCTATAGTGACTACAGTTTTATCGTCCGTTCGGTCGCTTTTGACCGCGACGGGACAACCGAGACCGCGACGCTCGACCTCGTCATTCCCGGGTCGTTCAGTGGCCAGCAGCCGGAGGCGCTACCGTGGGAGGAATAGGCAAAATTCTGTCATTCGTTCGCCGGACCAGAAACGGCGCCAAGGTATCGGACACGACCGTCGACCCCGGGGGCGGCCCTAACTTAACCGCTGAACACTTTGCGCCCCCAGGCGACGACAGCCATCCTCTGCCGGGGGATTTCGCGCTGCTCGTACCGCTGCGGCAAACAGGTCGAGCAGCCGCTGGCGGATACGTCGACCCTAAAAACGAGCAGCTGGCAGCGGCTGGCGAGCGGCGCCTATACGCCCGCGACGGATCCGGCAACGTGGTCGCGACGGTCTGGATCAAAAACACCGGCGAGGTTCTGGTCGAAAACGATAATGCGTCGGTTACGCTCGGGCCCGACGGGTCCTATACTGCGGACAACGGCGCCGGGTCCATCCAGCTGCAGCCAGGCGGCAACGTGGTCATCAATAACGTGACGATAACGCCGGCCGGGGCGATCAGCACGCCGACCAGCATCGCCTCGCCGAGCATCAAGGCGGACGGGGTCGAGGTCGCAGGCCATAACCACACGCAACCGAATGACAGCAACGGCGACGCCGAGCAACCGACGAACCCAATGCAGGAGCCATAAGCATGACAACCGAACAGCAGGGCGACGTTCGACTGTTCCAGACCGACGACGGCGGCGACATTCAGGTCGAGGACGGTCTGGTCGCGATGGACGGCGGGCTCGAAACGGCCGTTTATTTGTCCCTGTTCGGCGGCAACGAGGACGACGACGGGCGTCCAGGCAACCCGCTGGAATGGTGGGGGAATATCGACGAGGATCTGCCCGAAAGGCGCTATCGGAGCGAGACGCAGCACCTGCTGCGCGCTCTGCCTGCGACCTCGGGCAACCTGCGCCGCATCGAGGACGCCGTGACCCGCGACCTGGCATGGATGACCGAGTCGGGGGCGGCGTCATCGCTTTCGGCCTCGGCTAGTGTTATTGGCCTCAATCGTGTAAAAATAGCGATCAACATCGAGGCGATCGGGCTGCCGTCGCGCTTTGAATTCGTCGAAAACTGGAAGGCGAGCGCATGAGCTTACAAACACCGACCACGAAAGAGATCAACGAGAACATCATCGCGCAGCTTGAGGCCTCGCTGAACCAGACGATCCCCCTGCTGCCGAAATCGTTCCTGCGCGTCCTGTCGAAAGCGCTCGCGGGCGTTTTTATCCTGCTTTACAAGTACGCCGGGTTCATGTTCCTGCAGCAATTTGTCCGGACCGCCAGCATCGAGCCGACCGAGATCAACGGCGAGACGGTCCGACCCCTGATCGAATGGGGCCGGCTCGTTGGCGTCGGGGATCCCGTTCCGGCCACGCAGGCCGAACTGCTGATCGACATCACCGTGAACAACCAGGGCGGGACGCTGCCGTCTAATTCGCAGCTAATCGGGGCCGACAACGGCGTCACGTACATCACGATCGGGTCGGTCGCGCTGGACGCGTCGACGGTTCAGGCTACGATTCGGGCCGTTTCTGACCAGTCGGGCGGCGGCGGGTCCGGCGTCGTCGGCAACCTTGACCCGGGCGCGATCGTCTCTTTTGCGAATCCGCTGGCCGACATCGAGCGGCGGGCAACCGTGAACAGCCAAGTCGTCACGGGCGCCAATGCCGAGGCGACAGACGTTTACCGCCAGCGCGTGGTCGACCGATTCCAAAAGCGCCCGCAGGGCGGCGCGTATGCGGACTATGAACAGTGGGGCGAGGAGGTCGCAGGCATCCTCAACGTCTACCCGTACACGAGCGAATGCCCGGGGCAGGTCGATTTATACGTCGAGGCCACGGTCGCCAGCAGTGGCAGCCCCGACGGGATCCCGACGAACGCCCAGCTGCAGGCGGTTCTCGACTCGGTCGAGCTGGACGACGCGGGCCTGGCCAGCCGCAGGCCGGCGAACGCCCTCGCGAACGCTTTCCCGATTACCCGAGTGCCTTTCGATGTTCGAGTGACCGGGCTGCTGGTCGACGATCTCGCGCAGGTCCGGGACGACATCGAGGACGCGCTGACCGAGTATTTTCTATCGCGCGAACCGTTCATCCCCGGGCTATCAATCCCGCCACGCCGGGACCGGATAACGCAGAGCGCTGTCGCCGGCGCCGTCGAGGACATCGTGACCGCTGCAAACGGCATATTTTCAGGCGCGACGATCTCGACAAACTCGATTGAACTGACCGTTTACAGCCTGGGCGCAGGGGAAAAAGCAAAACTTAATTCCGTGGTGTACGTCTGATGTTTACGCGCATTATACGCCATCTGCTGCCCAACGCGCGGGCATGGTCGGCCGTAATAGAAAAGCATCTGAAACGGCTGATCGCCGGGCTCGCGGGATCCGCCTCGTCGGCCCGAGATTTCATCGATTCGGTATGGTCGGCCCTGTTCCCAGATACGACCGAGAACCTGAAAGAATGGGAAACACAGTTCGGCCTCCCGGATGTCGGCCTGACAGAATCGCAGCGGCGTGATCGATTGGCAGCGGCCTGGCAATTTTTGGGCGGCCAGTCCCCCCGGTATATTCAGGACACGCTGCGAGCCAACGGGTTCGACGTGTACGTGCATGAATGGTGGCAGCCTGGGACCGAACCGGCGGTCGGCGTTCAAGCATGCGCCACGCCCCGGAACCCGATCATGTGGCTGCGCCGGGAGTACACCGGCGTCGTGATCCTTGTCGAGTGCGGCGAGCCCGACGCGCAATGCGGCGAGCCTTTCGCCCAGGCCGGCAACAGTTTAGAACCTCGCGGGTATCCGCTGGTAAACAAGATTCGCCAGACCCGCCGAAACCTGATCGTTTTGTGCGGCGAGCCGTTGGCTGCTGCAGGCGAGCCGAGCGCGGAGGCTGGCAACTATGACGGGTTCGTCGAAACGATCCGCCAGTACATCGTCCCGGATAATGCTGATAAATGGCCGTACTTCTTGTATATTGGCGGTCAGACCTTTGGAACGCTGGCGCAGGTCGACCCGAAAAGACGGGACGAATTCGAGGCGCTATGCTTGAAAATATGCCCGGCGCAGCAATGGCTCGGGATGCTTGTCGAATACGTTTAACAGGAGTCGGCCGACATGGCTATAAACCCAGAAACGCAATACCCGGGAAAAATCGCGCCGTCAAGCGCGGCGTACCCATACGGACAAGCCAGAAACGTGACCACGCCGGGGGACGGCACGGGCACGCCCTGGGAAGCGGCGCTCGTGAACGACCTGTTCGGGTTCCTGCAGGCTATGCTGTCCGAGGGGTCGGTCGTTCCGTCGGGCTCGCCCGAAACCGCCACGGCCTCGCAGTACCTGACAGCCCTGAAAGCGCTGTTCACGCAGCGGGAATCGCTCCCCCTCGCAGACATCGATGCGGTCGACAAAACTGGCTTTTACATTTCAACCGGGGCGACTACCGGAACCGCGCCCCCGGGCGGTCTGGCCGGCGAACTGTTCCACATCGAGCGCGGGTCCTCGAACCAAGCGACGCAGATTTTTGACACTCTAGTCGGGGCCGGCGCCGATCAGCAGCTATACACCCGAACAAAGCGGAACGATGACGTGTGGACCCCGTGGGTCGATCTCAGGGGATCCGGCGGCGTCGGGACCTTTACGTTCCTGGCGGCCGGCGACGGCACCGCCGACGCGAACAGCATCCCGGGCGACGATCCGCACTGGCTGGAAGTGAGCAACAACCCGGGCGACGGCGCAACCGGGAACCAGCTGTTCCGGATGAACAGTTACGGGAATATCGCCTACGGGAACAATATCCATTCATGCCGGTATTACGGCGACGAAACGACCCCGACCGCCATCCAGAATGGCGCGTTCCTGATGTCGTGGGGTTTCCGAGGCTACGACGGGACGCAGCTGTCGCAGAGCTCCCTCGCTTACCAGGCGGAAGCAACCGAGAACTGGACGGGCTCCGCGCACGGCTCACAGTTTGCGTGGGAGACCACGCCGAACGGTTCAACGACTCGGACCCGCCGCATGGTTCTGGACCCGGACGGGAACCTTCTTGTCGGCGCTACGAGCGGCGGCGCGCATTCGATCTATAAAGACGTAGCCGACGATTCGGGCGAGGCCGTTCTCATTATCGGGCAAGCCGGGTTCGCCTCGGCTTGGTATGGCGTAACCGGTACGGGCTCGAACACCGCGAACGCATCTTTGCGGATCAACGACGACGCTGGAACCGGCCGGTCGATCAACGCCAGCGGCACAATCAACGCCAGCGGCGCCGACTATGCGGAATACATGCGCAAGGCCGACGGCTGCGGAACGATCGCGAAAGGCGACGTTTTGGGGATCGACGAGAACGGCCAGCTGACCGACCAGTTCGATGCGGCCCTGTCGTTTGCGATCAAATCGACCGATCCGTCCTACGTGGGCGGCGACGTGTGGGGCAGCGAGGAGGCGCTCGGACGCAAAGAGCCCGTGCAGCCGGCGTTCGATATCGAGGACCTGCAAAAAGCCCGTGAGGCGGACGAACAGGCCGCGCTCGCGCAGCTGAACGAAGCTAAAGCCGCCGGAGACGATTCGGCCGTCAGCACGTTCAACGCCGAGGCCGAACGCATCGCTGCGAAGTTCGACGCGGCGGTCGCCGAGCGTTCAAGCCAGTACGACGCCGACATGGCGCAGTTCCGCACCGACATGGCCGAATTCAAACAGGTTCTGGAAGCCGAGCGCCAGCATTGGGACCGCGTGGCTTTCTCCGGCCGTGTACCTGCCAACGTGGACGGCGCAGCCCCGGGCGACTACCTCGTACCGGTCCGCACCGACTCGGGCGGGATCGCAGCGGAGCCCGTCAAGACGCCGACGTTCGAGCAATACATGATCGCGGTCGGAAAGGTCGCGTCGATTCAGGAGGACGGCCGCCCCGTCGTTCTGGTAAAGGTGGCGTAAATGCAGATTAAAAAAGTAATTATTCACGCGGCTGACACCCCGGCCGACATGGACGTCGGCGTCGAGGAGATCCGGCGCTGGCACGTCGAGGGGAACGGCTGGTCGGACATCGGTTATCATTACGTCATCCGGCGGGACGGTCGGATCGAGCTCGGCCGGGATCTGGACCATGACGGCGACGTCGAGGAGGAAGTCGGCGCGCACGTGTACGGCCACAATCGCGGGACACTAGGCATCTGCATGGTCGGGGGGAAACCCGACTGCAACTATACGGCCGCGCAGTGGCGATCGCTGGCCTGGCTGGTCCGGGACATCCTCGGCCGCCACGGTCTGACCCCTGCCGACGTATACGGGCACCGGGAGTTCGACAGCGGCAAAACCTGCCCGCAGTTCGACGCCCCTGCCTGGGCGAAAACTTTGGAGGTAAAACCGTGAAACTTTGGGACGTGATCAAAACCGTCGGGACTGGCGTGATCCGCGAGGTCGTACCGGGCGGCGGGATCCTTGTCGATGCCGTGAACGAGTTCCTGCCGGACGACAAGAAACTGCCGAGCGATGCGACCGGTCAGGACATCGACGAGGCCGTCGCGACTTTGCCGCCCGCGCAGCAGGCGCAGATTCTGGAAAAGGAATTCGATGTCGACATGACGCGGATCCGCCAGACGAACGAGACGGTCCGGGCGATGCTGGAAAGCGACGCAAAGAATCAGCACACGACCCGACCGTACATCGCGAAAAACGCTTTCCACGTGATCGCGTTCGCCGTGATCATCGTCGTTGCGACGTGGTCGTATGGCGTGATAGCGGGCCGCGAGGGTCTGGTCGAGTCCGTGACGAGCGGCTGGCCGTTTATCCTGTCCGTGATCGGCCCGTTCGTTATCCTCCTGCATGCTTATTTCGGCGTGCTGCGATCGGAACAGAAAAACCGCCTCGACGCGGCTGCAGGAAGATCTGCAGCTCCGGGTCTGACTGGTATGCTGTCTAACCTGATCAGACGGAAATAAGGGGGCGCAGTGACGGGCGACGATATGCCACGGTTTAGCGATTCAGAGCTGATTCAGCTCCGCCAGGAATTCGAGGAGCATAAGGAGGAGCAGGAGCGCTGCTGGGAGCGTCAGGAGGAGCGCTGGGAGCAGCTGGCCGTCATGGTCGAGCAGAACACGCAAACGACCCGAGAGCTGGCCGAGAGCGTCTGCAAGATAGCCGACAGCACGGCCGGCGTGGTTCGAGTGTATGATGACGTCCAGAGCGCCGCCCGTATCGGCGGGGCCCTGCAGCGTTTCCTGCTATGGCTTGGGAAGTGGGGCGCGATAGGGACGGGCGCCGTCGTCGTGGTCCGATGGGTCCTGCACAACTTCCCGCCCCCCGGCCCCGGCGGCTGATAGCGGCCCGCACTGCGCGCCAGGCTCTCCGGCTTCCATGCAGTCCGGGTACAGCTGCGGCGCTGAAACAGGCACGACCCGAATGACAGCCAGCGCGCCGATCAGCGCCATAAACTGCCGTCGGGTCGTTTTCATTTAGGCGGCCTCGTCCATGACGGCGCCCCGGCCCTCGCCGCCGAACGCAGTCAGCAGAACCGAGAAACACCGCAGCAGCTCGCGGGCCGTGAGATAAAACTCGGCGTACAGGAGCGCGGCGCGATCGTCCGCGTCGATGTCGTCCAGTTTCTCGTGGATCCGGTCGAGCCATTTCACGCCCTGCAGGCTCAAGTCCTCGCCGATCGCGGCGTTCAGGCTGCCGTCGAATTCGCATTCCAGGCTGACGACCTGTTTCCCGTTGTTCACGTGGACCAGAACCTCGTCGCCGAACAGATCCAGCCCCTTGACCTTGACTTTCCCGCCCTTTTCGCCGAGCCCGTGCATTTCGCACGACTCGCCCGGGACGATCTCGTCGGGCCGCTCGACGTCGCCGGACAGCCAGCCGGTCATCGTGAAGCGCGGCGAGGCCTGAACGACTGCCGGCCGTACCGGTAAGGATCCGAGCGCCCGTCGCAGCTGCGAGAGCAGATCCTCGGCTTTGCCGGCGCCCTTGCTATCGACGACGATTGTCCCGCTTTTCGGATCGATGAACGCCAACAGATGGGACGTTTTGATAAAGGCCCGGGGCAGAAGTTCGAGTTCGACCTGCTCTTTGATCTCCTGCATTTCCCGACGCCGGATACGCTCGCCCCGCTCCTGCTCGATCTCTCGCGCTTTCTCGTTGGCGTAGCGCGTGATCACGTGGCTCGGCAGCATACGCTCGTCCGTCCGCAGGCAGACCAGCTGCAGGCCGTCAGAGACCGCGACAAACTTATCGTCGACGATAGGCACCCAACCGGACCGCGCCCGCTCCTGGGGGCCGACCGGTTTCATCTGGTACTGCTGCAGCGCCTCGGCCAGCTGGTCGCCGTTCATTTCATAGGGGCGGGTAAACCGCCAGAATCGTGCGTTCTTAAACATGGTTTAAAACCTCTTTCCGTTGGCTTTCGCGCGGTTCTCGCGCTTGTGGTCGGCTCGATGCCGGTTATATTCCAGCTTTTCCAGCAGCGCGCCCTGCAGGTCATCATGGCCGAGCAGAACTGCTGCGGATTCGATAGCGTCGATCAGGTTCGACCAGTGTCGGGGCGCCGTCTTTTCGCGGAGGCGGTCCGTCAGGGAGTCCGCCAGTTCGATAACGCATCGGTTGATCGTAAGATGAATGGCTCCGGCCGAGCTCGACAAGTATTCAACCTCGTTTATCGCTCTGGGGGGCTCCAAGTATTCCAGACCGAGACGGCCGCCCAGATCCAGAACGCGGATCAGCGCGTCGGCCAGTTCAACCTCGCCGCCCTTGCGATGCGGTAAATGATCGTCGGCCAGGTCCTTGCGCTCCGCCTCGGTCGCCTCGGCGACTTCCGTGCTGACGAGCTGCAGGGTCTCGAACAAGCAGCGGTTCGGGTCGTCCCACCAGCCGACCGCCTTGTTCTGCGCGTATATCTCTTTCGATAGTTGGTTGTAATCCATAATGATCAGTCCTTTCTGTATCGTTTACCGCGCCAGCCGCCTGCGGCTTTCACGGGCCAATCGGACGCCCACGGCGGGACGGCCGCCATGATGCGCTCGAATTCCTCGATCGAGCCGGATCCCTCGGGGACCTCGGCGACGATCTCGTCGTGAACGTGGAGGACAACCGGGTACCCGGCGGCCTCGACATTTTTCAGGGCGTAGGCGAGCAGATCCCGGGCGGTCGCCTGCACTACGTTTTCGCACAGTTTCCCGCCGTAGGTATCGAGCCGCATCCAGCCTTTCGGCCCTTTCTTGTAATCGCTGTTCCAGCCTTCGTAGGTCAGTTTCAGGACTTGGCGGCCCCAGGGCGTGACGTCCGGATGCAGGCGCGGTTTGTGGTAGGCGAGTTTCCGGCCTGACCAGAGCTGACAATATAGGACATCATCGCGCACGCCGTAGACGAGCCCCCGGTATTGGAAATTCTGCCCGGGGTTCTGGACCGCTGCGATCGCGGCGTCCTGCAGGCCGTACCAGAATTTGACCACGTTCGGCGATGCCTTGCGCCACGCGTCGACCTGCGCTTTGATCTCCTCGTCGGTCTCGAAATACTCGTCCGCCCCGAATGCTTTCCAGGCGCCGACGCTGCCCTGATAACCCGAGCCGAGCTCGGCGACTTTGCCGATCTTTTTCCGCAGCGGATGATGCGACCCGGTCTGCGGAGCGGTCCACCAATTGTCGACGGTCAGGTCCATGTACCCGGCGTGCGCCATGATGTCCTCGAACGACATCCCCGTGATTTTGGCGAGCGACATTTCGTAAATCTTGCCATGCGTCCGGAATACCTCGATCCGCCAGTCCTCGCCGGCCAGCATGGCCAGAACGACCGCCTCGATCGCGGAATAGTCCGAGCAGATCAGGTCGCAGCCTGGCGCAGCGCTAAACAATCCCCGCAGGCAGCCGGAGACGGCCGCTATAGGGTCGCCGAAATAATGCTCGACGTGTGGCAGCCATCGGGTCTCTATGACCTGCAGAGCGTCCTCGACAGCGTCGACAGACCAGTCGGCTTTTTCAGATGCCCAGCTGGGGGTCTGGCACCACGGGCACGCGTCGAGATCCGGCCGGGCGTGGTAGTGTTTCCCGCAGCCGTTCGTTTTGTCGCACTGGACGACCTTCGGACCGCTGGCGGCTAGGTTCTGCGGCTGCGGCCCCTTGCCAGACCAGCGACCGGTCCGGTCAGCACCGCAGAACGCGAACAGGTCCCGCAGGCGACCGTCGTCGCTGGTCCGCCGGTCGATGGCGAACAGTTTTTTCACACTGGCCGCACCGAGAACCGCGCGGATCTCAAGCGCCCGGCGCGCCTCGTTGTATCCCGGCCAGTCCGGATAGTTCCAGTCGGCCAGCGTGTCCTCGACCGTCTCGGCCTGCATGTTCGGCATGCTGACGCCACGGCCGGACAGCCAGCCGAGGAGCTTGTCGATCTCGCTGGCGGACTTCACGGTCCCGCCGGTCAAGGTCACGAGCTCGGCCTCGTATTTCTCGAATGCTTGCTCGACGATCGCGATGCAGTCCGCCAGCGCTTTGCGGTCGATATGAACGCCCCGCGTGTTTATCCGCTGGTCGACTTTCCACGTTTCGAGCTCGTCCGGATCCAGATCGGGGATCTCGGCGCTGACGGCGGACTCCGATTTAATGTCGCCGAAATTGTATTCGATGAATTTCTGACCGTCCTCGGCGTGATCCGGGTCGCTCATAAGCAACCGGCGCCTGGCGTCCTTTTTGGTCGGATTGCGCGGGACGCTGAATTTCTTGATCAGCCGCATCCCGTCGTCGATTTTCTGATCGGATGTTTCCAGAACCTCGGCGGCTTTGCCGAGTTTCGCCGGCAGGCTGAATGCCCGCGCTTTGGCCATTGCGTCCCGCAGCTGGTCTATGCGGATCTGCGGCCAGCCCATTTTGACGCATACGTTTTCCCAAATAAGAAACTCGAAAATGCTGTTCCAGGCCTCGAACGTATGGCCGGCCGCCAGCTGGGCGAACAGATCGGTCGGGGGCGGCATACCTGGCAGCCATAGCCGGGGCCCGGTCCCGTCCTTGAAATTGTAGGCGAGCGACAGGACCTCGGTCGACGGATGCTCGGAGTACACCGGAGCGCCGACAGCGCCGAGGCCATGCGGCGGAGACTTGACGATCGACTGCCATTTCCCGAGCCCCTTGTTCGCGTCGGGGTTCCATGTATAGCCGGCCTCGCTGTACGTCTCGAAATCCATGTCGGGCAGCACGGTCGAGAAACCGGTCCCGGCGCGGATCCGGGTATACGCCCGCAGCTCCGACACGTTCTCGACCACGTGGCCGCCCAGCGAGTCGAGCTGGCCCGACCAGCGCCCGACGAAATAGCAGTTCCCGGTCGGATCCCAGCAAATACTCATTTTTTAACCGGCCCGACGTCGCAGTCGTTCTCGATGTCCCGCTGCCACGCGCGAGCCAAGCCCCCGACAAACGTCCCGACAAAAAGGCCGATCACTAGCACGAGGAGACCGATCCAGCCCTCGACGAACACGACAGCAACGACGAACAGGACAAAATCGAACCAAGTGACGCGGGGGGTATGAAACAGCCAAACCAGAAATTTCAGCATGGTGTGATACTCCAAAAGAATGACCGCCCCGGAGGGCGGCCGATAGGGGTTTACGCTTTGCGAAGCGTGGCGAAATGGTGGTCCTGATAGCCGGCCTCGACGAGCTGGGCTTTCGTGTAGGGGCCCTGACCGTTGACGTCGTAATACATCGGCTCGGGCTCTGCGGCTGCAGGGGCGCTCGGGCCGGCCGGCGCTGACGGACCCGCAGGAGCGCTCGGACCAGCAGGACCAGCGGCCGGGCCGTTGGCGAAGTCCGGCGCGGGCTGCACGTTGGCAGGGCCGGGAGCCGGACCAGCAGCAGGGGGCGGCGTAGCGCCTGCAGGGCCCGGAGCAGGACCAGCTGCGCCGGCGTTCGGGTCGACCTGGGCGTTCGCTGGCATTTCTGCCGGCTGGCTGAATGCGTCGGCCGCGTCGCGCTGCTCGCCGAGCTGGATTTCCATCCCGGCACGCGTCAGAGCGAACATGTCCGGGTTCAGGTATACGCCCGGAGACTGGTCGGATCCGTTCGCTTTGACCAGCAGAGCCGCCCGGCCGTAGTCGCCCGGCTTGATCGCCTCTTTCTGCTGAATCTGCTCGTGTGGGCTGAATTTGCCGTCGTGGTAGCAGCGGATGTTCAGACCGGTCGAGCAGCGGATCACCCAATGGCCGGGGAACCCCTCGCGGTCGCAGTTCCGTTTGTTGCGCTTGTTCGGGATCGTGCTGTCACCGTCCTCGACTTTCCATGCGAAGTCGGGCCGCTGATGCGCTCCGCCCGGGAAACCGGCGACGCCGGCCTGATAGATCTGCTGGCCCCAAGGGGTCTCCCACCAGCCGGACTCCTGACCTTTAGGGATGGCCAGCGCGAAAAACGCGGAGGTCCGGGGCGTGACGCCGTCGGCCTGCATTTTCGGCTGTCCGGTTTTGTCGTCTTTGACGACCTCGTGAACCATCGGATGACCGCCTACCAGGCGGCCGACGGGGGTCGTGACTTCTACGGGTTTATCACTCATTTCGAGAATACCTCTTTTGCGTGGTTGCCATTATCTGGGACGATTTTTATCCCGGTTTGTGGTTTGTGACTGTATCCCTTAATGACCGCCTCGTCAATACCGAGCGAAACGGCCTGTTTGGGCGTGACTGGATCTTTACGGCGCAGGTCGTGCCCAAGCATCTGACCCATGCGGATGACCTCCTCGGACGGTCGAGACCACGTTTCGCGGCCGACGCCCTGCTCGGTCCGCCAGTACGGGACGCCCTCGCCGCGACGGACGCGCGCCTCGATCTCGGCGTCGTACCCGCTTTTCAGGTATTCCAGCTGCTTGATCGCCCGCGTGACGATGTTCTGCTGGACGCCCAGCGATAGCGCGTCGAGGTTCATCGGCACCGGTTTCGCGGCGACCTCGTACAGCCCCATCCCGGCAGTGAGCGCCGCCTCGCAAGCGTGGCGCGCCTTACAGTGTCGGCAGTGGGGGCCGCTGCGGGTCTGCGCCCCAGGCGATAGCGCCTCGTGTGCGGAGGCGTGCAGCTGGTTGAAGTACGGCCGGGCATCGCAGGCCATGAACGACCAGCTGCGGATCTGTCCTTTCGGATGGAACGCGCGGGGCTGGACGATCCGGAATTCGACCCGAATGTACTGATCTTTCAGGCCGTCGATGTCGAGCAGTTCGAGGATCGCGCAGAGATAGACCAGCAGCTGCCAGTTCTCGAACGCTTCGACGATCAGATGCCCGAATTTGTAGTCCCATAAGTACAGGGTCCGATTTTTCTCGTCGAACAGCCAAGCGTCGGGCGTCCCCCAGGCCTCGGGATGAATCCGCGACGCGTGGACACGCTGCTCGATCGAGGGCGTGAAAACGCCAGTCCGGCACATAACCGAGCGGACGTCGTTCGCGTACAGCAGAGCGCCGTCGTACATGTCCTGATCGATGACGACCCCGTTCGCTGCCTGGCCGCCGACATACTCCTCGGCTTTCGGCGTCAGGCCACGCGCAGCGAATCCGATCAGCGACTCGCCGACATCGTGGGACGCGGTCCCCTCGGCGCTCTCCGCGCTTTCCTCAAGTTCCGGGAACAGCTGGTTCATTAGTGGCCAGCCGCGACAACCGTCGGGCGGGCCCCAGATCGCCGCAGATGACGGCGCGATGATCGAATGCGCCATGCCTTAACCCTCCTGCAGCGCTTTGGCGACGGCCGGGATCAGGTCGGGGCGGGCGCCCAGCAACGGCAGCGAGTCGATCCCCTGCGCGTTTATGGCGGCCATGACCTTGTCGTCGCTGATGTTGTTGTCCGTGATCAGACGGAACAGCTCCGGCAGCGTTTTGATTTCAGCGGATCCGGTCGCCGCTGGCGGCGGGGTCGGTCCTGTCGGCGCGGCCGGCTTGTCGGCTGCAGCGGGCGGAGGAGTCGGTCCGGCGGCTTTCTCCGGCTCGGGCTCCGGCTGTTTGGCCTCGACAGGGGCATGCGGTCCGGCCTGCATCACGCGGCGCAGTTCGGCCTCGACGCTCTCGACGTACCGTTCCCATTGATCCTCGGCCTGATCGTTCGGCTTGCGGCGCTTTTTCCATTGTTTGGTTTTGGCCAGTTTCTTTTTGCTGCTCGAATGGATCCGGCCGTCCCACGGCAGGCCGTCGGCGTCGAGATCCAGATCAGCAGCTGCCGGACCCGCTGCAGATGGGGCAGGCTCCGACGTGTCGGCAGTGTGAGCAGCGCCCGCCGTCGTCTCCGCATGCGGGGCAGACTCCGGTCCCGCCGCAGTCGTCGCATCGTCCGCCCCGCTCCCAAAAGCCGCCGACGGGTCCCGATTAGGCGCGTGGTCGAGATCGAAATCTTCCTCGGCCTCTAGTTCGCGCGATGCCGGGTAGTCCTCGTCGGGTACGTGGTCGGGGTCTGGCGTCGGGCCGGTAATGGTCGGCCCCTGCTCGGTCACGCGGTCCTGCATGCCGGCGACCTTTGCGTCCTGGGCGAGACCGTGGAGAAAATCCGACGCTCGCGTCAGGGCGTGATACTCGAATGGGATCGTGATTGAAATCGGGTCTTTCATGTTGTTCAGCTCCTTTTCGCTTGTTGAACGCTGCCGACATTATGCTATAGTGACGGCTCTGTCAACACTGGATAACGGGAAATGTATGCTCGTTCAGAAACCCCTACCTGCAGCGATCGACCGGGCGAACCGGCCAACGCTGCGACCATACCAGCAGGAAGCAAAGCAGCAGATATACGCCGCCTGGGACCGAGGCGACCGCAATGTTCTGGCCGTCCTGCCGACCGGCGGCGGGAAAACGGTCGTCCTGTCCGACATCCTGTTCGAGAACCACGGGGCGGCCTGCGCGGTCGCTCACCGGCGCGAGCTCGTGTCGCAGATCTCGATCGCTCTGGCGCGGAACGGCGTCCGGCATCGGATCATCGGACCGCAGGCGGCCGTGAAACAGATCGTCAATCTGCACATGTTGGAGCTCGGGAAATCCTACTACGACCCGAACAGCAAAATCGCAGTCGCCGGCGTGGACACGCTGGTTCGCAGGAAAAAAGAGCTCGCCAGCTGGCTGCCGACCGTCACGCTCTGGGTAATGGACGAGGCGCATCACGTCCTGCGGGGCAACAAGTGGGGCGCCGGCGTCGATATGTTCCCGAACGCGAAGGGGCTCGGGCCGACCGCCACGCCCTGCAGGGCCGACGGGAAGGGGCTCGGCCGGCACGCTGACGGGGTATTCGATGCGATCGTCGAGGGCCCGACCATGCGCGACCTGATCTCGGCCGGATACCTGACGGACTATCGAGTCTATGCACCGCCGCCCGCTCTAATGATGGGCGCCGAGGACGTCAGCGCCTCGACGGGCGAGTACAAGCGCGACGCCGTGGTCCGGAAGTTTCGCCAGAATAAAAACCGCGTGATCGGCGACGTGGTCGACCAGTACATCAAACACGCAAACGGGAAACTCGGGATCACTTTCGTCCCGGATGTCGAGGACGCGATCGACACGGCGACCGCCTTCACGGCCCGGGGGATTCCGGCCAAGGTCGTGACGGCCGAAACGCCCGACGCGGAGCGGATCGCCATCCTGCGGCAATTCAAGAACCGCGAGATCCTGCAGCTCGTGAACGTGGACCTGTTCGGCGAGGGGTTCGATCTGCCCGCGATCGAGGTCGTCAGCATGGCCAGGCCGACGCAGTCGTACAGTCTTTTCGCGCAGCAGTTCGGCCGGGCCCTGCGACTGATGCTCGACCCGTCGCTCGGGCGCGGCTGGGACAATTACACCGACGAGCAGCGCCGGGCGATCATCGCCGCCAGCGACAAGCCAAGCGCGATCATTATCGACCACGTGGGCAACGTACACCGCCACGGCCTGCCGGATGCGGCGCGGATCTGGTCGCTTGATCGCCGCGAGAAAAGCAGCAGCGGCCAGCCCGAGGACGTCATTCCGACCAAGTCCTGCCCGTCCTGTACGCGAGTCTATGAACGGTTTTTCCCACAATGTCCGTACTGCCAGCACAAACCGGAGCCGGTCGCGCGCAGCGGTCCGGAGTTCGTCGACGGGGACCTGGCAGAGCTCGACGCGGCAACGCTGGAGCAGATGCGGGGGCTGACGCAGCACAAAACGCCGGCCGAGTATCGCGAGGAGCTGGCCGCGAAAAACGTCCCGGGGATTGGCCAGATGGGGCACGTCAAGCGATACGCGGATAAACTGAAAGCGATCGACGGGCTGAAAGATGCGATCGCGTGGTTCGGCGGCTGGCAGCGCGCGCAGGGCCGGAGCGACAGCGAGGGGTTCCGGCGGTTCTATCTGCGCTATGGCGTGGACGTATTGAGCTGTCAGGACGTCCAGCAACCGAAAGAAAACATCGAGGCCCTGACGGCCCGAATCAATGCAGACCTTGAGGGGATCAGAAAACATGGCTAAACGATACGCAGACCGCGAAACCAAAACGCTCGACGTCGACATCGAGCAGGGCGAGCCGATTGTCAAAGAGACATGGCTTTTCGAGTGCCCGGACGGGCAGACTGACTACCTGCAGCGCCGGCATCCGGTCACGGATCCGCACGAGCGCGCCGCGATTATGGCCGAGGCCGTCGAGACCGTGGACATCCCTGTCGCGGGCGTCACGATCCGGGGGCTCCGATAATGATGCTGAACGAATGGGCGATACAGTGGGGCATTCGGCCCGAGGCGCTGGCGGACCTCCGGGCCCGGATGCGCGCGATCAATACGGGCGAGCCCGAGCAGCTGACGGGACGATCCGAGGCGGCCGTTCAGGCAGCCGTCAGGCTCGAAGCGAGCAAAAAAGGGGCGATCCTATGGCGGAACAATGTCGGCGGCTACTACGACGAGACGGGGCGTTTCATACGCTACGGCCTGGCCAACGACTCGAAAGCCATGAACCAGACGATCAAGTCGCACGATCTGGTCGGCCTGCAGCCGGTCGAGATCACGCCGGCTATGATCGGCCGGACGATCGGGCAGTTCGTCTGCCGGGAAGTCAAGCCGGGCGACTGGCGCTATACCGGCACGAAACGCGAGCAGGCGCAGCTGAAATTCGCCGACCTCGTGGTCAGCCTGGGGGGCGACGCGTCATTTGCAACAGGGGAGGGGACGTTTTGACCACGAACAAGAACGGCGAGCCGACCAGCTGCCCGGAGTGCGGGGGCGATAATTTCTGCACGAATCTGAAAGCGATCGACGGGGGCGTCGCGAGCGAGTACGAGGTCGAATGCGTGCCCTGTCAGGTCGTGATCGGGTATTACGCGTTCGGCGCATGGGATCCGAATTTTTTCCGGGAGATCGAGCCGTGATCCTGCTCGTCTGCGGCGGCCGGGGCTGGTCGGATTGGGAGCGGTTCAAGCAGGCGATGGACGCGCTGCCGGGGCGCCCGACTTTGATCATCGAGGGCGGAGCGAAAGGGGCCGACCGTATGGGCCGGACGTATGCCGTGATCAACGGGATCCATTACGCCACGGTCCCGGCGCTCTGGGATACCTACGGAAACGGGGCGGGGCCGCTGCGGAATTCCGCGATGCTGTGGCTGCGGCCGGACTACTGCCTGGCGATGCCCGGGCAATCCGGGACCGCCGACATGAAACAAAAAGCAAGCGCCGCCGGGATCCCGGTCTGGGCGCCGTGGGGATGACTATGATTTACGCGACACCGTTCAGAGAATCGGACAAAGAAACAACCGGCCCTAGCGTCGACTCGGGGTTCCAGTCGATCGACGAGGTCGTCCAGTGCCTGGGCGACGGGTATCGAGTGCGGCGGCCGGCCCTGATCATTTACGGCAGCGGCGACGGGTCCATACTTTACAGCCGGGCGCCGTTTCGTATTGACCGCCCCGTCAGTAACGGATAGTATCGGGCGATATTGAACCAACAGGAGCGAATAAAGTGACTAAAGGCGATCTTTTATCTTTGGCTAAAACAATGGCCCGCGAGACGGGGCTGATCAACCTGTCCCGGCAGGCGCTTTGCGACCGGGCGGAAATCGCGCCGGGCTCGTTCAGTTACTATGCGGGCTGCACGTTTAACGAGTTCGTGGCAGAGCTCAAGGACGAACTATTCGACGGCCGGCATATCCCGGTCACGAAAGCGCGGGCGAATCCGGAGCTGCGGAAAAGCAGCATCCTCGACGCGGCCGTCGATCTGTCCCGGACGTTCGGGTATGCGAATATCAGCAGGCAGCAGGTCGCTGATCGGGCAGGCGTGTCGACCGGTCTCGTGACGAAATATTTCGGGACTATGAAACAGCTGCGCCGCGCCATTATCCGGGCCGCCATCGCGCGGGAGATCCCCGAGATCGTCGCGCAGGGTTTGGCCTGCAGTGATCAACACGTTATGAAAGCGCCCGACGAGCTGAAAGCCGCCGCCAGATTGTCAATTTAACCCGGGGGCATCATGCAGCAATTACCCGACGCGCTCCGGCCGCTGGCGGAGTACAGGCAGTTCATTCTCTGCAAATACGTCCCGAGCCAAAAAGAGCCCGGCAAGTTTGAGAAATATCCGGTCGATCATCGGACCCTGCAGGTATTTGCCAAGGGCAGCGACTGGCAGAACGACCCCACCGCGTGGACATCCGCAGACGAGGCGATCCGCCTGGCGGGGCTCTGCGGCGACACCTACGGGATCGGCTTTTTCTTTACGGCGGCCGATCCTTTCTTTTTCCTCGACATCGACCGCTGCCTGCAGCCCGACAACACGTGGAGCCCGCTCGCGCAGCAGCTGCTCGGCTATTGCCAAGGCGCGGCCGTGTCGGTTTCCAGCAGCGGCCGAGGCTTGCACGTATTCGGCAGGGTCCCGGCAGACATCCCGCACGGCAGCCGGAACGACCAGCTCGGGCTCGAACTATACACCGAGAAACGGTTCGTCGCGCTGTCCAGCAATGGCGCGCAGGGATCCGCTGACACGGTCTGCGACTGGTTTCCGCAGCTGGTCGCGAACTACTTCCAGAAATCCGCAGCCCGGTCAGGCGTGGACGAGTGGACCGAGGAGCCGGTCGACGGCTACACCGGGCCGGAGGACGACGACGAACTGATCGAGCGCGCCTGCGCGAGCCGTAGCGCCGCCGGGGCATTCGGGCAGGGCGCATCGTTCCTGCAGCTCTGGGAAGGCGACGAGGAGGCGCTGGCGCGATCTTACCCGGACGGCAGCGGCCACAATGGCAGCCAGGCGGACGCGGCGCTCGCGCAGCATCTGGCGTTCTGGACCGGCAACGACTGCGAGCGAATCCTGCGGCTGATGTGGCGATCCGGCCTCGTTCGCGATAAGTGGGAGCGCGAGGACTATTTACACCGCACGATTCTGAACGCTGTCGGCATGCAGGAGACGGTTTTCTCGACTCGGCCGGACGCTGACACGACAACGGTCGACGAGTACGGCGCAGCCCGTCTCAAGGCGAGCAGCGACGCGCAGCGTCAATTCGCCGAGTCGATACGGGCGGAGCGGTTCGCCGAATTCAAGGCCGCAGGCCTGCCCGGGGACATGCTGCAGGCGCTCGCCCAGCAGACCGACCCGAAACTATGGCTCGACCATCGAGACAAGTCCGGCGAGCAGCTGGCGGCCATGATCACGCCGGTCAGCCAGGCAGCCCCGCCGAAACTCTCCGACAGCCTGGCGCCCGAAGTCCGCGAGGGGTTTCAGTATCTGGGGGCGACGCAGCAGATCGACTATTTCAGCGGCTGCGTTTACGTGCAGAGCCTGCACAAAGTATTCACGCCGGACGGGGCCCTGCTCAAGTCCGAGCAATTCAACGCGACCTATGGCGGCTACACGTTCCAGATGGACAGCTCGGGCGGCAAGACAACCCGTAAAGCCTGGGACGCGTTCACCGAGTCGCAGCTGGTCCGCTATCCGAAAGCGGCGGCGACCTGTTTCCGGCCGGATGTCGAGCCGGGGGCGATCATTTACGAGGAGGGCGACGCGCTGGTCAACACGTACAAGCCGGTCGCGACTCCGCGCGTCAAGGGCGACCCGACGCCATTCCTGAAACATGTCGAAAAGATCCTGCCGGATCCAGGCGATCGGGCGATCATCCTCGCCTATATGGCCGCGTGCATCCAGCACAAGGGCGTAAAATTCCAATGGGCGCCGCTGCTGCAGGGGGCTGAGGGTAACGGGAAAACGCTGCTCACTCGCTGCGTGGCGTTCGCGGTCGGTCAGCGCTATACGCACCAGCCGCCAGCCAATGAGATCAGCGAAAAGTTCAACGAGTGGCTATTCAACAAACTGTTTATCGGCATCGAGGACGTTTACGTCCCAGAGCATAAACGGGAGATTATCGAGATCTTGAAACCGATGATCACGAACGACCGACTCGCCATGCGGGCGATGCAGCAGTCGCAGGTCATGGGCGACAACCGGGCGAATTTCATGCTGAACAGCAATCACAAAGACGCCATCCGCAAGACACGCACCGACCGCCGGTTCAGCGTGTTCTATACCGCCCAGCAGACCGAGCAGGATCTGGTCCGCGACGGCATGAACGGGACGTACTTCCCGGCCCTGTACGACTGGCTGAAAGGGCGCAACGAGTACGCCGCCCTCGGGGAAAATCACGGGTACGCCGTGGTCGCGGACTACCTGGCCGAGTACGCCATCCCGGACGAGCTGAACCCGGCGACCCGATGCCATAGGGCCCCGCAGACCAGCACGACCGAGGAGGCGATCAGCCAGTCGATGGGCGGAGTCGAGCAGGAAATTCTCGAAGCCGTGGCGGAGGATCGTCCCGGGTTCGCTGGCGGATGGATCTCGTCCGTCGCGGTCGAGCGCCTGCTGCAGTCGATCAGGGCCGCGCGGAGCATACCGCACAACAAGCGCCGCGAGCTGCTGCAGTCTCTCGGGTACGACTATCATCCAGCGCTGAGAGACGGCCGGACGAACATCAACATCCCGCTGGACGACAACAAGAAACCGCGCCTGTTCATCCGGGACGGGCACATACACGCAAACATTACATCGGCCAACGAGGCGGCCCGCTTGTATCAGGAGGCGCAGGGCGCCATCCAGGCGGCCGGATCCGATGCCGAGCGGAGGTTCAACACGTGAAGCATTCAAAATATCATCGCGAGATCAAACCGGGCGTTTTCGTCGACGTGTACGACGTGATCGAGGCGTTCGGGACCACTAACGCAGCCTATCAGCACCTGATAAAAAAGGCGCTCGCGACCGGTAAGCGCGGGCACAAGGACGCGATCGAGGACGCGGACGATATAATCGCGTCCGCCCTGCGCGGGAAGGAAATCGAGCAGCAGCGGATCGACATCGCGAAAAAATAGTTGTATCCGTTGTTGACGTCCCGGTCATTAGTCGATACAGTACACCCATCGACAACGAAAACAGCAGGAGCAAAACGACATGACCAAATTCGAGACCGGCAAGACCTACGCGACCCGCAGCATCTGCAACCACGATTGCATTATCGAGATCCGCGTCATCAAGCGGACCGCGAAAACCATTATCGCCGACTGCGGCTCGTTCCGTGGCGAAAAGCGCCTGCGGATCTCCGAGTACGAGGGCGTCGAGCAGGTCAAGCCGTGGGGCTCGTACAGCATGGCCCCGATCATAGGCGCAGACGACCAACAATAAACCGAACAGGGCCCTGCGGGGCCCGGGAGTGAACGACATGCAAAACGCACTAACAACCGCAAGCGAAACTCGCCGCAACGAATGGGCCCGCGTCAACGCCCTGCTGCCGTGGGATCAGGCGCCCGAGTGGGCCCGGTTCGCTTTTGTGTACGGCGGGCTCTGGTATTGGTGCTCGCATCCGGTCCGGATGGTCGGCAAGGATGGTATAGAGCACGTCGGCGAGGCCTGCTGCATGGACGAGCAGCCCCGGATCCTGACCGACGAGCATCTGTTCCGCCGGCCGGGACCTGCTCGCACGCCGAGCGGGATCACGCGGTTCCTGCAGGCGAACGTCCCGGTCCAGATGGCCGGACGGCTCGGGCTCAAGTCGAACCCGGAGCGCGAGGCGCTGCTGGCGTATGCTGACATTATGGAAGCGGCCCGGGCGCGGTTTGGTGTAGCATTCGAGGAGGTCGTCCGCGATGCGATTAAGTGAGGCCACGAACACGGATCTGATCAAGATGATCGACGACGACGCGGTCGCTCGGGAAGTGCACCGCCGGCTCGAACTGGAACGGCTGCGCGTGTCTGACGAGGTTCAGGCGCTCGAACACCGCGTCGAGCAGCTGCAGGGGATCGCATGAAACGGTTCATACTGATCGGGATCCGGACCGAGCTCGAATGGCAGCTCGCCTACCAGGCAGCGCAACACGCCGAGGGCGGCCGCCGCAATTATTTGACCTATGAGACCCCGACCGGCGACGTCACGCTGTCGGTCGAGCGTCGCGGGAACGATGTCACTGTGAGGAGAAACGGGAATGCCTGAACTAACCGAGAAAGAGGTCGCCGAACTGGAAGAATTCACGCAGGGCGACGCCAGGCTGTCCAGCCTGCTGCAGTCCGCGCTGACGGAATTCGATCGCACGGGAAGCGTCGGACCGGTCAAGGAACGGCTGATCAAAAAGCGGCTGGCCAAGGTCAAGCGGCGGGGGGCTCGGCGATGACCTGCAAGGCGCGACAGTATAGCGATCAGATGCAGTGCGCGCTCTGCGGGCTGGCCTGGGACGTAAAAGATCCGGAGCCGCCCGAGTGCAAGCCGGACACGAGGACGCACGCCGAGCGCTGGCGCGAACAGGACAAGAAACGCGGCCGGGAAGTTCTGTCCAGACTTAGGGGGCAATTATGAAACGCGTGATCATGGTAATCGGAGCGGGGTCGGCAGCGATAACGGCGCTCGGTCGTAAAATGGCCGAGACGGTCGGCGAGATCCGCGATCTGGCCGAAATCGGGCCGCGCTCGATCGACAGCCTGCAGCATGACGCCAGCGTCGAGGAAATGCAGCTGATGCAATACGAGGCGCAGCGGGACGAGCCCGAATCGTGCCCGGCATGCGAGCGCAGCATTCAGTTCGCTGTCGCGCAGTCGGATCGGATCCGGGACATCCTGGGCGATCGGAACGACAACAGCCGGACAGTGGTCGACCTGATCGACGAGCTCTGCGAGGAGCTGGATCGAGGCCGCCAGCCGAGCAAGATCTGCCCGCGCTGTTACATATTCAACGGGGCGAAAGCCGAGAGCTGTCGCGAGTGCGGGGAGCCGATGACATGAGACCAAAAGCGAACCCATTCCAGAACCAGCGCATCGAGTGCGGCGACGGCTCGCTGCTGTACCGCATGAGCAGACCGAGGGGCAGCTGCGGCCGCGTGGGGATCTCTCTCCGGACCAAACCGGGCGAGAGCCGCGCCTCGATAGCCTGCCGGCTTAAACGGGCCCGAGAGACCCTGCAGGGCGTCAGGAGGGCCGTCGGATGAAATGGCTGCGGAACATACTTGTCGGACTGATCGCTGCGATGGGGCTGGCCATTATGGCCGGGATCTTTTGGCTGATCGTCCTGCTGTTCCCGCCGAGCGCCCAGGCCGGCACGCTTTACACCGGGGCCCTGTCGACCCATCTGGGCGGCGGGGACTATTGCGAGGCGCATCCCCTGCTAGCCTACGAGGGCGGCGGCTATATCGGCGGCGTGTTCCGGAATAGTTTCTGCGACTGGACCGCGTTCGCCGGTCGTCGGTTCGCCTGGCAGCCGGACGCGTCGGTCGAGCTGGCGGTCACTGCCGGGGCGATGGTCGGCTACCGTGACCACGTGGTCAACGTCGCGGGCGTGTCGCCGCTGATCATGCTCGAAGCGCAGGCGCGGATCGACTGGTCCCGGCCGGCGACGTTTTTGCTCGGCAATGCGCTTGCGTTCGTGCCTGGCTGGCGGGTAGACTGAAACCCTTGCATTGTTGTTTGCTCAGGTTGCCCGGTTCCGATCGGGCTTTTTTTATAAATAGTTGTATCCGTTGTTGACGGACTGGTCATTAGTCGATACAATGACCCCATCAAATCGAGAAACGGCAGGAGCAAACGACCATGAAAACAATCGCTAAGAGCCAAAACGTCGCCGGGACATTTTACGCGCTGGTCGAGCTGTCCAATGGAAACGGGCTCGTCTATGTCCAGAAACATAACTATAACGGCCGGGTTCGTGGCGGAATGACCGTTCGCTGGTTTTGCTGCGCGTTGACCGCCCGGCAGTCCGGGACAGATTTCCAAAAAATGGCGCGCGAAGGCCTGCCGATGGACCAGGCTCGGGCGATGTTTGAAAAGAAACTGAAAGGCAAGGGGAGGGGCTGAACCGTGGGAGCGCTCAACGAATTGAAAGCCGAGATAAAGCCGGTCTATTTAAGTTTACGCCATGTCGCAAAATGGTCTGACTGCCCGCGATGCCATAACGGCGCCGGCCGGATCGATGCTTTCAGCCACGTGAAAGGCGGCGTCTGTTTCAAGTGTAACGGGAAAGGGATCGTCGCCGGCAACGACGCGGCCCGAAAAGCGGCTCGGATGAATCAGCTTTACGCGTCGATAAAAAGATCCTGGCAGATGGGGATCCGGCAGATCGAACCGCTGCCCGCGACAAAAGAGCTGCGCGAGCTGCTGGACAGCCTGCCGGAGAAATACCAGCGGATATAACCGGTTTTTTTTATAAATAGTTGTATCCGGTATTGACGGCGCGGTCACTAACAGATACAGTACACCCATCGACAACGAAAACAGCGGGAGCAAACGACATGTCAAACGTAACAACCTACGAAATGGCTGCAATCAAAGAGATCGTCAAGGGCTGCTACGATCACAGCCCGGAAGTTAGCACGGCGCAGGATTACGCTTGCTGCTACTGCGCGACCGAGGTCGAGGACATAGCCAAGGCCTGCAACATCACGGTAAATCAGGCGAAAGGCGTCCTCGGGTCCCTGATCAAGAAAGGCCTGGCAGACCAGCATGGCGAGGAGTTCGATTTTATGATCAACCTGACCGTGAAAGGATACGACGTTTTCAAAGCCGCACGATAAACCGACCAGGGCCCTGCGGGGCCCGAGGAGATCAAACCGATGGCAACTATTCAGCAAGTAAAAGCCGAGGCAGCAGCCAGGGGCGTGACCGTGAACTACGACCGCGCCGCCGGAGAGCTCGACGCGTGGAGCACGAAAGGCTGGATCTTTACGGCCAGCGGCTGCCATTGCATCGCGCATCATTTCGAGCGCGGGCCCTGGGCGGCCGGACAGCTCGCGCATATGTTGGAGGACCTGCAGGACGGGCTGACGAAATGCACCGACCCGGACTGCGACACGTGCAACGAGGAGCCGACGACATGAACATCGAGCAGACCCGCAAGCAATACGCAGCCGCGTGGAAAGCGTGGAAAAAGGCGAACCGGATCCGCAGGGCGCTGGCCGACCTGACGGGCAACAGGAACGGCCCCGGCAAGGCCTGGGCGGACGAGTGTCGCGTCATGCTGTCGCGGGCCGAACGGGCGCATCGCGGCGCCCTGAGACGGCAGGAGGAGGCGAGGGCGATGGTCTCGGCATGGCGCCGGAAGAACCAGCAGCTCGCAGCGTTCTGGCAGTGTCCGCCAGCGATCTAACCGGCTCCGGCCGGTTTTTTTATCGATTGTTGTATCCGTTGTTGACGGGCCGGTCATTAGTCGATACAGTACACACATCGACAACGAAAACAGCAGGATCGAACCAGATGACCAAATTCTACAACGTAGCAAACGGCGCGATCACCACCGAGACCACGCTCGACGAGATCAAGGCGGCCGGCCTCAAAAAGTCCCGCGACATCGTCATCGGCAACGAGAACGCCGTCGCCTACACCGCAGGCGGCCCCGACGCACCGATCGCAGCGGTCCTGATCTACGCCGCCGGCTAATCGCTAGCGGCTACGAGTAAAGCGAAGCGGCTCCGGCCGCTTTTTTATTGCCTGCTAGCCGCCTCGGTCGGATCGTAGCCGCTAGCTAGCCGCCTCGCTATGCGCTAGCCGCTTCACTCGGTCCGCTAGCCGCTTCACTCCTCCCGGACCCTGCACGGGGGGAAACCTCCGGGGGCCCGGGGAGCCCTTGGGAGAGTAAGGCTGCAGCGATTCGGCCCCGCGCCCCCGCACCGGTCGCACTCTCCCGCACCTTTTCCGCGTCTCGTGTGCGGCCGCCCCGCTAGCCGCTTCACTATATACACCCCCCTCCTATTCTATATATAACTTTATTAGTAAGGGGAGTAAGGGGGAATAGTAGTAAAGGGTCGGACTTTCAAGCGGTTAGCCGCCCCCGTACCGGTCGGAACCTGCGGGGAGTGGGGGAGCTGAATCAGGCATGCTACACTTTCGGGCAGTTTCATTGCGAGAGCGTGGTCACGGGTATGTTCAATGCGAAAACGGACGAGATAAAGCAGCTGGAATCGGACCTGAAAACATTCGCGGAAAGGTCGTTCCCGTTCGCCACTAAAAACACGATCAATCAGGGCGCGTTCCGGGCTCGCCAGTATTGGCAGCAGAACATCGAGAACGACATGGTCAACCGGAACAAGTTCACCCGGAACAGCATCCGGGTCGAACAGACGCGTCAGCTCAATGTCAGGCGTCAGGAGGCCATTGTCGGGTCGATCGCGGACTATCTGGCCGATCAGGAGTTCGGGGCAACAAAGACCGCCAGCGGCTCCGAGGGCGTGGCCATTCCGACGTCGTACTCGGCCGGACAGGGCGAAGGGGCGCGACCACGTACCCGCCTGCCACGCAAGCCGAACAAGATGCAGAACATCCAGCTGCGAAAGCGGGGCCGGAAAGGCGCCAGCCGCAAGCAGAAAAACCTCGTCGCCATCAAGGGCGCGGCGGCGTCGGGTCGCAAATACGTGTTCCTCGATCTGGGCAGGACGAAAGGGATATTCAAGGTCATGGGCGGCCGGAAGCGCCCCCGCATCAAGATGGTCCACGACCTGTCGAAACCGTCCGTCGTGATCCCGAGGAACCCAACGCTCGCCCCTGCCGTGGAGCGCGCGCAGAAAGACATGCCGGAAATTTATCGTCGCTCGCTGATATTCCAGGCGAAGCGGCAAGGGCTGTTCAAGGGGTAAAGCCATGCCACTGCCAACACCGAACGAGAACGAGACCGACGGCCAGTTCATCAACCGCTGCATGGCGGACCCGACGATGCGCTCCGAGTATCGCGACAGCGGCCAGCGGCTAGCGGTCTGCCAGTCGCAGGCAGCACGAGGCGGAGCGGCTAGCGAGGCGGCCTCGAAAAATAAAAAGGTACTGTGCGGAGGGGGCCGCCCCTCGCCGTTTTGATTCGACCG